ACAGAAAACCAGGACACGTAAGTCCTGGGTTTCAGGGGTATCACATAAGAGAAGATTTTGAGTAATTTATTCGATTCTACGAATTATCCGACCATCGAGCCGACATTGGCGCTTTACGATTCGCCAATCGTTGCCGGAGATACCGTGAACTGGAAAAAAACGGGATACGTCGATGACTATCCGTCAAGCGCTTATGCAATGGCATACAAAGCGACCCTGAACGGAGCCGCATCGACGAATTTTACAGTAAGCGGAGCGGATTCAAGCGGTGAATGGGTCTTTTCCATCGCGCATGGAACAACTGCGAGTTTCACCATCGGCATTTACCAATGGAATCTCTACGTTACGAAAAGTTCGTCCTCGGAACGGATACGCCTGGAATCGGGCGAATGGGAAGTCGTTCAAAACATATCGACCGATACCTCGAACGATCCGCAAAGTCATGCGCGAAAGGTGTTAACCGCGATTGAAGCGGTAATTGAGGGACGCGCTTCCGTCGATCAATCGAGTTATTCGATTGCAGGGCGAAGTCTTTCGCGCATGAGTATTGACGAGCTTCTACTTTTCCGCGACCGATACAAAGCCGAATGGTTAAAAGAAAAGCGTCTTGAACGCGCCAAAAAGGGCAAAGGTCATCACGGCATAATCTTAACGCGCTTCACGAACTAATGGGACTTTTCAATTTATTTAAAAAGAAAACGCGGAAGAGAATAACGCGGGACCAAATGCTCCACCTCTCGCGCCAATTCGATTCCGCGAAGTTCGATAATATCTTCGCAGGATGGACCGGAACAAGTGCAACGCCAGACGAGGAATTGCGCGGATCGTTATCAACGATGCGGGCGCGAACAAGATCGCTTTGTCAGAATTCCGAATACGCCAAAAAGTTTCTCAATCTGACGAAATCAAACGTCGTTGGATCGCGTGGTTTTAAGTTCCAGGCGAAGACTCGAAACGAGCAAGGCCAATTAGACAAGCTCGACAATAACTATCTTGAACGCTTGTTTTTCGAGTGGTCGAAGAATCCTGAACACGTTTCCATCGATGGACGTTTGGATTGGTTAGGCGTTCAAAACGTGGTCATGGAAACGCTGGCGCGTGATGGCGAGGTGTTTATTCGAATGATGAAAGGCGGGGCCGATAATCCTTTCGGCTTTTCGCTTTGGGTCCTGGAAGGCGATTCGATTCCAATCGATAACAATCTAAAGCTCAAAGATGATCAATATATCATCATGGGAATTGAGCAGAATAAATTCGGGAAACCGCTCGCCTATTATCAAGCGATCAAGACGCCGAATCAGCTTTATGATTATTCCTATGATGTAAAAACGGAGCGCGTTCCGGCGTCCGATATGATTCATTTGTTTATGCAGGAACGACCCTCGCAAAGCCGAGGAATCCCGTGGCTTAATACCGCGATTCGTCCGCTTCAAATGCTAAACGATTACACCGAGAGCGAGCTTGTCGCATCGCGGATCGGATCGTCATCGATGGGCTTTTTTAAATCGCCAGACGGCGCGGGATATGTCGGAGACGGCGAGGACGAAGCAGGAAATCTTTTGACAGATTTCCAGCCTGGTACGTTCCAGCAATTACCGAGCGGAATGGAATTCGAAGCGTTCGACCCGAAACATCCGACAACCGCATTTTCAGATTTTATCAAAGCAATTCTACGCGGAGCCGCAAACGGTTGCGGAGTTTCCTATAACGCGCTCGCGAACGATCTTGAGAACGTCAATTACTCATCGATTCGCGCAGGCGTTCAGGAAGACCAGGCGCATTGGAAAACGCTTCAGCAATTTATGATATCGCGCTTCTGCTATCCGGTTTATCGCAACTGGCTGAAAATGGGAATAACGACGGGACAAATCGATTTGCCAATCAGCAAACTTTTCAAGTTCGAGGAAGTCGTTTTTATTGGTCGCGGATGGAGCTATGTCGATCCGCTCAAAGAATTAAAAGCAAAAGAATTAGCGCTCCAAATGGGCGTAACGTCAATCGGAAAGATTACTAGCGAAGCAGGCGAAGAATGGACCGATATCTTCGCTGAGCTTGCCGCCGAAAAAGACGTAGCCGAGGGACTCGGTTTGAATCTAACAGGTCCGGTAAATCCCGCACCAACGGAAACCATCGAGGTCGAAAATGGAACAAACGAAGAAAATTGAAACGGGTATTTTAACCCGCATCTTAGAAGTCAAAGAATCAAACGCGGACAAGGATTCGCGGACACTAGATATTTCCTTTTCGTCCGAAGCTCCGGTGGAACGGAGTTTCGGCGCGGAAATACTTGACCACAAACCCGAATCGGTTCGACTTGGACGGTTGAACAATTCGGCTCCGGTCTTGTTTAATCACGATATCGATCAACCGGTCGGAGTCGTGGAAAGTGCCAGGATAGAAGAAAAAATCGGTAGAGCTTCAATTCGATTTGGAAACTCGGAACGAGCAAACGAGGTTTTTCAAGATGTCATGGATGGAATCTTACAAAACGTCTCGGTCGGATACGCGGTGCATCGGATGGAACAAACCAAAGACAACCCTCCCGAATACCGAGTAACCGATTTTGAACCTCACGAAATCTCAATCGTAACCGTTCCCGCCGATATTTCGGTCGGAATATCACGCGAAAGAAATACACGGGTTCAAACCGAGGTTATCGAATTACCCGAATTGAAAGAACACAAAATGGAAGTTGAAGTTCAAGAACAAGCGGTGAACACCGCGGCGCTCGAAGCGAAAGTGCGAGCAGACGAATTAAAGCGAGTACGCGAGATCGAAGCTTATGGACGCGAGCATAAAGAGTCCGAGCTTGCAGAAGAATATATCAAAAGCGGTAAATCCGAAGGTGAATTTGCTCAAGCCGTATTGGAGCGAATCAAGAATCGCCCGAAAGAGCATTTTGATATCGGATTGACCAAAAAGGAAACAGGCGAGTTCTCAATGCTTCGCCTGATCAACGCTTTGGCGCGTCCGCATGACCGAACCGCTCAAGATGAAGCTTCTTTTGAGCTTCAAGCCTGTCAGGCCCAGGAAGGAAAGCAAAAGCGATCCGCTCGCGGCGTTTATATACCAAACGAGGTTTTAAACGAGCGTAGCCTTTCCCGCGCCAGCTATCAAAAGCGTGAACTCCAAGCAGGTTCCGGTGATGGCGCAAACCTTGTTCCGACCATTCTTGATTCATCAAGTTTTATTGAGTTTCTCGATAATAATATGGTCAGCGTGGCGATGGGTGCGCGAGTTATGCGCGGACTTGATGGAATCATTAAGATCCCTCGCAGGGACGCGGCGATTAGTGGCGGATGGTTAGCCGAAAGCGGAGACGCTGGTGATGTAACGCCTAGTTATGATCAGGTAACCATGCAGTTGAAAACGTATGGATTGCGCGTCGATCTTTCACGCCAGTTGAGACTCCAAAGCTCGATGGATGTTGAGCGATTGGTGCGAGAAGAAATCTCACTCTCAACCGCGATTGCTCTTGATCAGGCCGCATTGAGCGGAACAGGCTCAAGCAATCAGCCCACCGGAATTGCCGCAACAAGCGGAATCGGTTCTGAAACAATCACCGCGAATCAAATCACCTACGCGCAAGCAATTGCGATGCAAGGCGATGTAATGGCGGCAAACGCGTATTTCGGAAAGCTTGGATACGTCATCCATCCAACGCTTGCCGCTGATGCGAAAGCACGCACCATCGATTCCGGTTCCGGTCGTTTCGTGATGGAAAATAACACCATCGACGGATTCAGAACGCTTGTCAGCGCTCAGGCGACTTATTCCTCGCAGAATAAGGTATTCTACGGAAATTTCGATGATCTCATGATTGGTTATTGGAGTCCTGGAATTGACGTAAGTGTTCACAAAGAATTTGACGATGGACGCGTCAGATTGATCGTTTTCGTGGATGCCGATATTGCCGTCAGGCACGCGGGATCATTCTCGATGACAGTCAACGCTTAATGCTAACCACTAAGAACGCTGGGGGCCTTGTAGGGGCCGCCAGCGAGACAGGCGGAAAAGTGAAAATAACCATGTTACGCGGCGCATTCATCGCGGGAGAGAATCATCCAGCGGGTGAAACGCTCGAAGTCGAGGACCGCATCGCACGCCAACTCATCGGATCGAACAAAGCCGTAGCGGCTGAAGACGCACCGAAAAAGGCGAGTAAGAAAAAATAACGATGGGAGTCGAAAGCGCATCCGATTTATCCGATTTTTTCTTAACCGATGATTTCGGTATCGCGGCAACCTATACGCCTGACGGCGGAAGCGCTTCAACGATCAACGTTTTATTCGATAACCCGTTCAATTCCGTTCCCCTGGACACGGGGGAACGGGATATTGAGAGCAATACGCCGACCGCGCTTGCAGTATCTTCGGATGTTTCAAGCGTGGCGCATGGCGATGCGATAGTGATCAACTCGATTACTTATCATATCGTAGGCGTGCAAAAAGATAGCGGGTCCGGCTATCAGGGAACGACTTTACTGGTACTTGAAAAACAGTAATGGCGAATCATTTACGGAGACAGATTCGGGAACGCATCGTAACCGATGTAACCGGATTATCTACGACCGGATCGAATGTTTTTCAATCGCGAATTTATCCGATTGAAGCATCAAAGCTTCCATGTTTACTTGTCTATGATACTGACGAAACCGTCGAAATCCGTTCAATGGGAGCGATTCGCGGGATTACTTCAGAATTAATTGTAAACATTGAAGGATATTGCCAGGGCGGAAATGGACAAACCGTCATGAATACGCTTGCGGCAATACAAAAAGAGGTTCAAATCGCAATGCAAGCAGATATTAAGATTAATAACCTTGCGCGAGATTCGTACCTCACTAGCGCGGACGCGTCTATGAACGCGGAAGCGACGAAACCTACGGGATCGGTTCGTTTATCGTATCTCGTTATTTTTCAATATTTGGAAAACGCGCCTGACGTAGCCGCGTAGAAAGAGAAATTATGGCACATTCCGGAACTGGGGGCGTTCTACAAATAAGCCCCGACGACTCAACATATTCCGCAGTCGCGGAATTAACAACGTGGTCAATTGAAGTAAGCGGAGAAGCGATTGAAACTACTTCGATGAGTACGAATATATATAAAACTTTTATTCCAGGCAACTACGGATGGAGCGGAAGCGCTGAAGCGAATTGGGTCGATGATGATACCGCGCAAGAAGCAATTGAAACCGCATTAATTGGCGGAGATTCGACTTTTTACGGGAAATTCTATGGTCTTGGAACTTCAAGCGGAGATTATTGGAGCGGGAAAATCGTTGTTACTGGCGTCTCTTATTCTGGTTCAATTGATGCGCCAATTTCGTTCTCATTTTCGTTCCAAGGAGCCGGGCCGTTAGCACGAACTAACGCATGAGCGATATTCTTAAATCTGCCAAGTCTCATTTTAAACAGAGACTTGGCGAGGAACTCTTATCTCTTACCGTTCCCGAATGGAATAACGCAAAAATTTATTATCGCCCAGCAATAAAATTATCGCAAAGATCGATAATAATGAAGCATATACAGAACAATGAATGGGATAAATGTATAGCTTGGGGGATGATATTTCGATGCCGAGACGAAAACGGAAAACCCATTTTTACTCGTGGTCATTTAGATCAAATTATTGATGAATTTGATCCTGACGTATGTCAGCGAATCATCGAAGAAATGAACGCGAATGACCCAACGCAAGACGAGATAAAGGGAAACTAAAAAGCGATCCTGACCTTTTCGCATGTTTTCAACTTGCCGAGATTTTACATAAAACAGTAGGCGAGATCATGAATATAAGCGAGGACGAGTTTAAGGGATGGATCGCATTTTTTGAAATAAAACAAGAAAAAGAAAAAAGTGCCAAGCACCACCGTTGAAATTAAAGGTAAAGACAATACGAAAAAAGCATTTTCGTCTGTTGAAAAATCAATGGAACGCCTTAAATCGTCAATGGGCGGTTTACGGGGCGCGGTGGCAGGTTTAGCAGGGTTAGCAGGTTTAGGCGCAGTAGTGACGAAACTCGCAGACGTAGCTGACGCAATGGGGAAAACGTCGGCGCGTTTGGGAATAGGGACTAAAGACCTTCAAAAGTTTCGGTTTGCCGCTGAGCAGAGCGGGATGGAAGTTTCAACGTTTGATACTGCATTACAACGATTTACTCGAAGAACATCCGAAGCGGCGCATGGAACGGGCGTAGCAAAGGCGGCACTTGATGAAATGGGTATTTCTGTTAAAGACAATGACGGTAAATTGAAATCTAATTCAGACTTATTAAAAGAGGTTGCCGACGCATTTAAAAATACAACTGATCAAAGCGAACGGGTGCGATTAGCGTTCAAGTTATTTGATACTGAAGGCGTAAAAATGATTAATATGCTTCAACAAGGTAGTATCGCAATTGATGCAATGGGCAATCAATTGGAGTCGGTTGGAGGAATAATTACGGATAAAACGATAACTGCATCAGAACAATTTAATGACCGTTTAAATATTATGACAAAGGCGGCAACTAATTTATTAACTCCATTAATCGAATTGGTAAACAAAGGACTAGACCCATTTTTTAAGGCAACCGAAAAAATGGCGGTTCCTTTAAAAAAACAATTAAGATTCGTGCAAGGTCAAATCAATGCATTAATTAAAGAACGAAAAACCGTCAAAGATGTTGTTCTCGAATTTAAAATTTTAGGGAAAACACTCAAATTTGTTACACAACGTAGAGAGATAGAAGTTAAAAATATAAATAAGCAAATAGACGAATTAGTTGATTTACGCTCTGAATTAAAAAAACAAATTTTAGTGGAAGATAAACAAATTGCGACGAAAAAGAAAAAAACGATTCAACAAAAAAAAGAAAACTTATTAAGGAAGGAAACTAATTTAGAGTTATTGCATCAAAATGATATTTTAGCATCGCAGATATCGATGTATTCGCAAGGCATGACAAAGATTGAAGAGTCAAAAAATAAACTTGCATCCGCTACGGCGGCAAACATAGTTCAAATAAAAAAAGAAAAAGAAGAAAGAATTGAAGCGGAAAAAGCAATTCAAGCGGCAAAGGTTGCGGGTATTAAATCGACGCTAACGACCATGGAGGGGATGGCATCAGCAGTAAAAGATGAAGGAGTTGAACTTTTCCGTTTCTGGCAAGCGGCGGCGTTAGCTAATATTTATATGTCAACCGCGGAAGCCATAACGAAAGCATACGCACAACTTGGACCATTATTTGGTTCAATTGCCGCTGGTACAATGGCGGTACTAGGTGCGGCACAAGCGCGTAAAGTCGCAAATTTATCTCCGCCAAAAAAAGAAGCGGGCGGTGATGTTTTGAGAGGAGAAACTTATTTAGTTGGAGAACGCGGTCCAGAGCTTTTTACACCTGGTCAAATGGGTTCCATAGCGCCAAATCGTAATTCAAACCAAGAAATAACCGTAAATATCTACGATGGAACGGGCCGACGAATAAGCGAATACGATTCCGCGATCCGCGTCGAGATTGAAAACCGTGCAAACCGAAATAATCAATTTGCCGCTCTTGCCGCATGACAACGCTTGTCAAGATGAACGTTTCATCAACCGATTATTACATAAGCGATTCCGGTTACGCTGGCGAAAATTTCTGGAATCCGTTTTTGCTAAGTAATCCGCGTATCGAATGGACAGGCGAGGGATGGATCAAAGCGCAAACAGGACAACTTGTTTTATCCCGCGATCCTAACAACTCCGCGCATCCATTTTCATATTCTGCGGGAACCTACGCGAATTTGCTTTCTTCGCCATCAACGCAATACGCCGTTACGATAAATCATGATGATGAGGATATGAGTAACGGCAATTTTTTATGGGAGGGAAAGGCGATTTTCGATTCGATTTCGGTTGATTCAATATCATTTAATTTATTCAGCGAGCAACCCAGCGAGACTTTTCAATCTCAATTTATCGGCAAGTTTCCGATCTATTATATCGATAATGCTTCGCAATGCACTTTCGAAGTATATGCAGCATTAGCAACGCCGACGAAATTTAAGAAAGGTGATCGCATCGTTTTGGAAGCAAGGATCGAAAGCGGCTACGCAATCGATGGCCTAACGCCAAACATGACCGGAACCGTCGTTGCAGATGCGGTCCTATCAAGAACCTCTCCTTATACGCTTTGGAACATTCAAACGGATATAGACCGCTCCGCGTATTCGACGCAATTGTTAAATATGCAAGTCGCCGCGCTTTCGAGTCCGTTTTACAACCGATTCCCAAGCGATGCATCTCCGACTTGGTGGATTCATAAAATCTTGCCATTACAAGAGCCGTATCTTTCGGATAAATCCTACAAGCGCGAAATACCCGAAGAGCGCCAAATGGTTGAAGGATATGACGGGAAACCGTGGGTTGTAATGCCAAGCGGAACACAAAACGCTTCCTCGGTTAATTTTTTCCAAGACGGCGCATCGATGACAATGAGTAATACCGAGCTTTACGGAGGCGCGTCAACGGGGTTCAAATATCGGAAAACGTCAGGAACATTTGACGGAACATTGACCTATCAATTTCCGTCAGGATCGCAGGAATTTACGATTAACGACGTTGCGGATGCCAAATTTGATACGATTGATATTGCAAAAGCGCCAAACGCGGATGACACAAATATCGCCGCAATTGATCAGCTTATTAATAACGAATACAAAAACGAATTTTTAGATCGAATTTGCAAAGCGACCAACTACCAATTTTATACGGATTTTACGCCATTAATCGGCACGCCTTATGGAGGCGGAACGATTAGCAAAACTTCAGTCGCATCAGAACCGTTTGAACTCGAAGGCGATTTAACGCTTGCGGCTACTTTAATCATAGGCGGAAGCGCAGTTGAAACCGTTTATTTAATCGACCGCGCAAATACGCCAACGGCGCAAACAATATCGGTCCAAGATATTGTTTTGGTTCGTTATAGAAACCCGTTTCCGATTCAGGCGGTTGAAACGACCATGACGCAACGCCAGGAAAGCGGATCATCGTCGAGCGATAATTATAATTTTTTTGAAACAGAATTTACGCTTTCGAGTTTTAATTCAAATACTGAGGTCGGGCGCAAATTATCGACCGAGCAAATGGCGGATAGATACGCCGCGCAGGAAACGTTTCTTGATGCAATTTTGGCAAATCAAATTAAAACGCAAGTTTCGCTGACCGTGGACTCAATCAATAAATCGATCAAACCAGGGGATAATTTAACGTTTACCGAACGCGATGCGCCTGTAACCGTTTCCTCATTATTAGTACGCGGTATTACCTACGATTTAGCGAGGGAGGAAACAACGTTTTCAGGCGATGCAACGATCACAAAAATAGAAGTCGAATGAAATTTTTAGAAAACAATTTGATAACCGCGGTTGCATCGTCTGCGAGTCATTTATCATCGACCTACGCCATCGCAAACGTCGAAAACGATATCGTTTCGCAGCCGTACATCGCAAATGCGACTTCCTGCAATATCACAGTCACAGTCGCGTCAGGAATGAACTCTTTTTTTATATTCGGATTGCTTGCGGATTCGGGAACCGTTTCTCTTGATGATAGCGCCGCCACAAGCGGCGCAATCAGCATCAATACAACGCAATATTCATCGCTTGATCAACTCGCAAACAATACGACAAACCGAATCCCGCCAGAATGGTTTAATTTTACAAAAAGCGGTTCATCGATTACGCGGGTTGATACCGGATCGGTTCTCGCAGGGACGACCATCACGCTGGCGCTGACAACATCTACGGATCGAAAAGCAACGCAAGTTAAAGGAAATGCAATTCATCAATGGGATCAATCTTCAGGCGCTACGGGCCGATTTGAGGACTCCAGCGGGGCCGCAATCAATCTAATCGATTTCGCAAACGTGATGATCGGTTCAATTTGTACGATTGGCGGGTCCGATTATCAAATCATTAAAATCATAGGCGATGGAACAGGCTCGGCAGACGTTACGCTTTCCGGTTCCGCGTCCGATGCAACCGTAACCGCGATCAAGAATCCGATTAAACTCGGAATCGTTCAAGCTGGCGTATCGCTGAACGTGGAAAATCCGCAAATCGGATTCGGATTAGGATTCGAGGATTATTCGATCCGCCGACCGATTTTCGATGGCGGATTATCTCAGAAGCAACGGAACGTCTGCAAAACGTATTCGGTAAGCTCAATTTTATCGGATACGAACGTGCAGTCGTTCGAGGGATTTTACCGTGCGTTTCGTTCGAAACCGTTTCCCGCAATTGTTACCCAAGGTCTACCAGCAAGCACTAACGAGAATACGCGAAATTCAGGATTCTTCTATTTTAGAAACGCGCCAAGTTTTGAATACGCGCAACATCAAGGAACGGTAAGCGCAATTTCTTTTGATATTCACGAGGTAATATAAATGGCAAACCGCGTAATAAAACCAGATGCAAGCAACGATTTATTATTACAAAATAATGGCGGCGGAACTTCAATCGAGATTCCGAATTCAGGGGATATTTCAATAACAGGAACAATAGGTTCAGGAACGTTTAATGGAATAATTGGAACAAGTGCAACTGGTTTAATAGGAATAAAAGTCGCAGATCAATGGAGACTACATACTGGTTTCACTGGTACAGCCGATCCAATTGCTTCAAATCTTGAAAGAAATGACACTAAATTTGCTCAAATTGGGAGCGGGATGACAGAATCGTCAGGCGTTTTTACTTTTCCAGAAACCGGAATTTATTTTATTGATTTTGCAGTGACTTTTTCCTTAGATGGAGATGCAAGATATATAGGGCAAAGTATAAAGCATGACGATGGAACCGTTCTCTCAAAAGCTTACACTTCTATAACAAGAACTTCGAGTAGTACAACCTATACGCAAGCATATATTAATTATGTTTTTGATTGTGCAAGCACCAGCACTGACAAAGTTAAATTTTCTATTCCTGAATTAGCAAGCTCAAGTGTTGCGACAGTTGGTTCGCATACGTCTATGTATACATATTTCACGTTTATACGATTAGGGGACACATAATGCACATTAATAATAAATTTGATCATATAGAAGATGTTTTAATAAATTTATATTCTGGACAGTGGTTTGGATGGTCTGATTCAAGTAACAAAGTTTATCAAAATTTGATTATTCATGATAAGTCTAAAGATAAGCCTACTAAAAAATTTTTAGAGGATAAGTTAAAGAAACAGCAATCAGACTACGACTTTAAGCAATACCAAGGTGACCGAATCCAAGAATACCCAAGTATCCAAGAGCTAATAGTCGCTTTATACGATGAAGAAGACAAACAGTCAGTGATAGAAAGACGCGCTGAAGTAAAATCAAAATTTCCAAAACCTGATTAATGGATCACCATTTGCCTGCGCAAACCGATTTGACAGATATACCAAATCGATTCGCAGACGTTCTTTTAACTCAAGCAAGTTTGCTTGAAATGGTTCTGTGTGGGATGCTCGTCGCGCTCGGATACTATATCCATTACGAGGGAAAATCCGCAAAGGGCGAACGCAAATTAAATCAAGAAAAATTTGAATCGCTTATTATAAGAACGCAAGACTCGACCGTCAAAATGGCATCCGATATATCAAACGTGTCGGCGCGTCTTGATAACATTGAACGCGAATTAGAATCACAGAAAGATTTCATTTTCGCAAATCTAAGGACGAAATGATCGCAGCATTCGCACCCGTAATCGCGGGAACCGTCAAAACCATGGCGCTATCATTCTTGAGCGAAAAACTACTCATCAAAGTAGTTTTTTTGCTCCTCGAAAAACTCGTTAAATCGACTGAAAACGAACTCGACGATAAGATTCTCGAAGAGTATAAAAAGTCGATGGCGGGGAATCTGTGAAGCGGATCGCTTATATTACGACGAACCTTTATCGCTACGGCGGGAGCGCTCATGGTTGAGATGCTAACGCCTAATTTCTCACGCGCCGAAATGCAGTGCAAGTGCGGATGCGGATTGACGCATATGGACGAGAATTTTATGAAAATGCTGCAGCAACTACGCGACAAGCTCGGAGCGCTTCCAATTACGTCAGGCGTAAGATGCGAGGAGCATAATAAGAAATCGGGCGGATATCCGAAATCGGCTCATCTACAATCGATAGGCGCGGATATTCGTATCTACGGACCGCGTGCGCTCGCCCTGGTCGAGGAAGCGCGTCGAATCGGATTCTCAGGAATCGGAATTGCGCAAAAGGGCGAGTACAAAAACCGCTTCATTCATCTTGATATCCTACCGCGTCAAGCGCTTTGGTCGTATTGATCAAACCGAGTTCGTAATCACGCAAAATATTTCGGATTTGCGGACCGTGCAATGGCGTTCCCTTACGAGATCGAAACCCCTCGGAGTTTACGATCTTAGCAATCCTATATAATGAAAGATTTTGTTTCGATAACTCGATGACGCGCTTTGCGAGTTTCGGTTGCTTCTCGCTTAATCTTGGCGTTCCTTCGATTCTAATCTTTCCGTTTCGATCAAATGTTTTAATAGCCTTTCCGTTTCGCTTTCCCGTTTCCCGCTGGTGATCGCGTCCCGCTTTCATGCGACGCGTTAGCGTGGATCGCTCAAGCTCAGAAAATACGCCCTGCATTTGAACCATTGCTTTGCGCATCGGATCGTCGTAAATAGCGCGGGATATATTCTCGCCCGTATTCGCAGAATATAAATCGATTTCCTTGGACGCGATAAACGTCGCAAGTTGCATTTGAAGCAATAGCTCACGCGCAAGGCGCGTCATATCTTCGATGATTATAATCTTAATATTGTGCGCGTCCGCGTATGCAATCATCTCGGAAAATGCAGGGCGATTGCTTAACGTTCCTGAAATACCTTTTTCATTAAAAATACGGTTCAAAATTAATTTTTTATCTTTTGCAAATTTTTTTATCAGAGTCGCTTGTCGACCAAGGCCCGTTCCTTGGACTTGTTCGCGGCTAGAAACTCTTACATATCCTATACATTTCATTTCGTTGTTATCCTGTACTAACATAAAAAAGATGTAGTTAATAACTAATAATATTAGTAATTTGCAATATTTTTTTATTTTTTGCTTTACAAGTAGAAATAATATCTGTAGTTTTCTTTTGCAAGCTCATTCAACGCATTTGCAAAAGATTTCATGGACGAGAACCAAGCGCCATTGACGGCGCAATCCCGATCTACCGATCTGTTTAGCGACTCGAATTCCGAGATCCTGAACACGACTCAAGCCGCTTCTCTTTGCGGCGTTTCATATCACAAATTTTTACGCGAGTTTGGAGAGATCCCATATTCGTTCGTCTATCCAGGCGGACCGCGCATTTATATGCGCTCCGAGGTT